AAGATTTTCCCAAGGTAGTTTCATTGTGAACTCAAGATAGTATGGACCTTTATTTGCAATCCATATATCTGTATCTTCTGTTATATTCCACAATCTTGCTGGCTCAGAGTTATTCAATACTCTTGCCTTAATGATTGTGTCTTCTGCTGATAGATGCTGAGAGATTAACTCAACAGCAAGAATACCTTCCTCATCTGAATCAGGGGTAGGCATTCTAATATATCCATCAGTTGTTAAAGTAATCTTCTTTACGAATTTATTTGAAGCAAGACCTCTTAGCTGATAATCCAAGCTAGTCTGCTCTAGAATTGTTTCAGCAATTCCGGTGTCGATACCGGACTCACCTTCTAGGTCGGCTACAAGGTTTTCACCTGAAGCCAACAGCATTTGGTTAATTGCCTGTAACTTAGTAATTAAGCCCATATAGCCTCCTTAGAAAAAAAACCACCCGGCTCCCACTTAAGGGAGCCGGGGGTAGATAATGATCACCTCCTCTTCAGACGCGGTTCATAAATAGAAACCCGAAAGTAGAGAGTGAATCAATCATTAGACTACAGAGAAGTACTCTGCGCTGAAGCCGTTGGTGAGGTTTGCACCAAGTAGGGTACGAAGATTTGCACGGGTAGTATCACCATCAATAGCAACAATAGCGCGGCAGAGTTCTGGACGGATTAGACCAGTTCCCTTGAGCATGCTTGCAACGGTGAACTGAGTGTTGCGACGAACATCAGCAACGGTATCAACCTTCATGCCCTGTAGGGATAGACCAGCAACTGCTTCTGGCTGGAAGATAATTCCCTGAAGGTAAACACCAGAGCAATCTAGGTTATACTTAGCTGCTCCGATTTCGCTACCAGAGGCTGAAAGGTTTGTCTTTGGTAGGTGATTGCTCTTAACAATCTTTACACCCATGTAATCTAGGCTATCGGTCATGGCGTTCATGCCCATTGAAATTGAAGCACCAGCTCCACCATAATCATCTCCAGCAGTAAACATTGGTGTCTTCAAGAAAGCGACAGAAGAAGTATCGTTTGACTTGGTAATACCAAGAGCACGGATTACTTGGAAGACCTTTGGGGTAACGACACAGTGAACATTGTTTACTGCGACATCATTCTCCTGACACTTAACAACATAGTCTTCAATGCCTTCAAGAACCTTTAGTGCCTGTGCTTCAGTGATTGAAGTGCTGATTGCACCAATATCAATTGGAGCTTGGAAAGCATTGGTTGTAAAGTCAGAACCACGGGGATCGTTAGTAATTGGAGCTACAGCGCAAGCAGCGAGTAGAGATACGGCAATCTGACGATCACGAGTGTTAGCAAGAGTTAGACCAGACTGACGAGCTAGCTCAGAGCGGTAATCCCACTGAGTGATGAGCAAGTCAATGTTATCTGTTTCAAAGTGAGCAGCCATTGGGCGTGAGTCAAGGTTGACCTTGAAGGTACGGCTGGTGTTGCCCTTACCTGAAAGCTCTTCGCCAGCTTCCCAAGCAGCCTTGAGTTCTACGGTTCCGGTGATTGGGAACTCGTAAGAGAAACCAGAAGAAATGCTTCGGGTGGTGATCATGTTCTCAAACATGTTGTACTGATCGTAGGCGTTGATTACTTCGCCAGACCAGAGTGGGAGCCAGAGCTTGTTCTGACCGAGAGTGCCGCCAGAGGTAGCGGCAGAGTTTGTAGCGCGGAAGACTAGATCTCCGTTAGCTAAGTGATCTGTTAGTGGCATGTGTTTATTCCTTTTATAAGTAGACTAAAATTTGAGACAATAATAGAAAGCTCAATCGTTCGATTGTTCCTAAAGGAGTCTACTTGCTTGAGTGAGTCCAGCCAAGGGCCATCCATTACCACGCGGGGGGATTTGCCCATAGGCTGTCCTCAGTCAATCCGCTGTCTCAGGTGCGGATTATTTGGGTAGTTTTGTAAAATCAGTTCGTAGCATCCGCTGTTCAACATATTCGCGGAACTTAGGATCTACATTGAACTTTGGATTGTTTCTCTCAAACATGAATTCCCGCTTAGTTTGGTAAGCGACAACTCCCTGCTGAGTACTAGCAACGGGTACTTGACCCTTTGCTGTCTGCTTGGGTTCTGCTGCCTTGCTTGTGCCAGTAGCCTTAGCATACTTGGCTTGCAAGCCATAGAGCGCAATGTCCCAAGCGGGTGAAGCGAGGTTCTGATTGATTGAAGTCTGCTCAGCCTGAGATAGATTCTTGCTAGCCCAATCAAACATCTTGGCAAGTTGATCCTTACCACCAATTAGTTCGGCTGCTTTAGAATAAGCAATCTCAAGCTTTGCCTTCTGGCCCATCATATATTCATTGATGATTGACTCAGGAAGGTTAGTCTTCTTTTTAATCGTATCCAGAGTCTCTGGAGAAAGATCGTTCTTGGTGGCGAACTCAACGGTCCACTGCTTCCAATCATCCTCGGTTGCAACCTGTGGTTCAACCTTGGGTGTCTCTTCTACCTTCTTCTCTGGAATCTTTAGAACCTCTGGTACGACAGGAATTTCTTCCTTCGCTGGCGCAGCCTCCTGTTTGACCGGGTTTGCTGTAGAGGGGGCTTGCTCGTACTTTTTCTTCAGGTCCGCTACTTCCTGTCGTGACTTGGTAAATTCCTTTTGGGCATTCTTGAGGCTTTCAAACCAAGCACCAGCGTCCTTGAAATTTTCAGGAACGGCCATGCCTTGGTTTCTTACATACGCATCAAATGCTGCCTTCTCACGGGATAGGATAGCGTCTTCTGCTGTCGATGTAAGAGATTGTTCCTGTGATACTGCTGGAGTCTCGGAGGATTGTTCCATCATATCGGGAGTCTCTTCATTCATAGTGTGTATCTTTCGTTAGGGTTTAAAATCAATACATTTTCTTGGCTGGCTTCTTAGCCGCCATCTTCTTGGCTGGCTTCTTAGCCGCCTTCTTCATTGGCTTCTTCATTTCTTTCCTTTCTTTGGGTATACCATTTTCTGTGCATCTTTGCCTGTGCATGTTGTGGTCTTGCCACAGTTGCACTTGAATGTTTTCTTTGCCATTATCTATCGCTTTCTACATAGATACGCTGTATCATTGTGTTTCGGGCGACTGCATTAATGGTAGCCAGCTGATAGCCAGCTCTCATCAATTGCGTATTGCCGGGTAAGGTATTGGATGTTGAACCTTCTGCTGTTGTGTCATCCGTCACATTATCTACACGCCAGTAAATAATGTTACCAGTGGGCGCACAGAAAATATAAAAGTCATATAACTTACCAGCAGTAAACGCAAGGCCAGTATCAGCTAAAGATAGTGTTGTACCGTCTTTGGTTGCAAACTGCCAGTTAGTATCCTGAGCAGCACCATTTACATGGCGTCTAAAGAAACCACAGAAATGTCCTGTCGGGTTGTCTGAACCAACACTGCCAGCCATTGTCTGGTTTGTCAGGCCAACAAAGATACGACTACCTGTTGTTGTTGTTGTCTGATTATAACTTGCGTCTGGAAATGCTAATCTAGCTGCGTAGAAAAATCCATTAGCACCGCCTGAAACAGACCCACGCAAGAATGTTGTGTTTGTTGTGCCTGTTCCACATGTAGCGGCTGCTGTGGCTGCTGATGCAATATTAGCTATGTTTCCATATGCTTCTGTCACTGTAGGATGGGAGATTGTACCAGCAGAAGTTACGGCAGTTCCTATTGTAGATAAAGCCGTGCTCGCACTAGGAGAAATAATAACAATATTATTCTGAAAGAACGATGGCTGAAACGGTGTGGCAATTCCGCTTGGTCCCTGCTGTCGTAGAAACATTCTACCAGCTAACGACTTAGCGTATACATTTAGGTGGTTGCTACTTGGTGGTGTTGGTGTTGCCGAGTTCTCAAAATCAATGACAGTCGAAACATCCAACGATCTCAAGTTAGAATAAGCCAAGCTATTCCATGCTGTTGTTCCATCACCCAGCTTATACTTCTTGGTGTTAGTTTCATAACCAAACTCACCTTCGGATAAGACAGGATTGGCGGAAGTCCAGTTAGCTGCCGTATCTCTACGGAACTGAATCTTTACACTCATGCTGAACCTCCATCGTAAGTAAGACCAATCACGGGAATACTAGAGGCATTGCCACCATCGACATTAGATGGGGAGCTTCCTCCAGAAACCGTAGCAGGAACCCAAGCTGAACCACTCCATTGTGGAACTTGATTTAAAGTTGCTCCACTCTGTGTCAAAGCGGATAGTGTATGAGTATGTACGACATCAGCTTTACCATTTAAAGCCGCTGGTTTAACTGCATTATCTGCAAGCTCAAGCGCATCATCGGCAGCTTTAGCAGCAGAATCGGTAGATGATTTAAGAGTTGAGATTTGTTGAGTAGAAGAAGCTAGCAAACGCTGCAACTTCTTATTCAACAAAGCCTGTTGCTGTAGTTTGCTATTTAGATTCATTACAAAATTACTCCCATGAATTATCTATCTGTTCGCTTCTATTTGGAGCCATAATAATAGTATTAGGAGCTACAATAGAATTGTAAAAAGAAATGTCTTCTGCATAGACAGATTCAATAATGTTTTTTTGTTGTTCTGTAATAACAGGCTTTGGTCTGTTTGTTTGATTAAATGTAGGTAAAAAACCAAGCTGTAAAAAATCAACAAAATCATTTAAATGCTCTTCTAATTTAAAGACATGGCTTTCTCCCCATGTCTTTAGATGTTGAAAATCAAAATGAACATTTGTAAGTATAGGAAGTTCTTTTCTTTTGAACTTAACAGGTGTGTTGTTTGCTAAAGAATTAATAGCATCGTCTATATCAAGATTTAAGTAAGCTACTCCTGATAAAAATCTCTCAACAGGGTTTCTAACAAGAAGAGCAACAGGCTTTGATGGCGTCTTTTCTGAAGGACAGAAGCCATGCCAGTTTATATTATCAGGGTTTTTACCTTCTGGATATGCAGCAGTCGTTATTGAAGTTTCTACATTAGGATGGTAAACTTGGATAATACGACGAGCAATAGAACTACTTGCTGTTTTTGGGTTTAAAGAAACAGAATAAGTTGGTGTTATAAAATAGGGTAGCATAGTTTTATTGGGTAATAACAATGTAACCCTTAGCAGTAGCAATACTTGTGTTACAAGTAAGTGCTCCGGGGTTTCCTTGTACTTGAATAAGACCAGAACCAATAGCTGGGTTTGTTGTTCCTAAATCCTCAAAAACCTGATTCAAAGCAGCTGCATTTAAATTGCAGTTACTTAAATTTAAACCTCCTTGTGCTTTCTTTTTTTTAGAAGTAAACCCATAAAACACACAGTTTTTGCATCTAAAGGTGGATAATGAGGGATTTAATGGTAGTTCAGCTATTGTTAATGCAAAACTATTGTCTACAATCAAAGTAGCTAGATTAGTATAAGTGCAAATAAGACGAGTTAATAAACTATTACTATAATCAATTGTTGTATTTAAAAAAGAAACAAAACTTATAGCTAATATACCACTAAAAGAAGATAATATTGGTGTTTTTATTGGAGCTGGGGTGGCTAAATATGGAACGGTTATTTGAAAATAACCACTTAGTGGTAGAAATATCTGTATATTTTCTTGAGTTGTTTTTATACTAACGCTTGTATAGGGAGAATTTGACTCAGAACAATCAAGTACTTTTAACGAAGAAGATACAATTATGTTTAGCTGATCTGTTGTTGTTTTGGGATATACCTTAAAAACTTGACTTAAATTAGTATCCACAAGAAAAACACCAATACTTTTTAACTGCCCTAAGTCAATTGTTGTGTTATTGTTTGCAACATTTGTAGCATTTAAGCTTAGCAAAGCTCCACTAGGTAATCCAGTTGAAGTGCTCGGATAAATAGTAATGAGCTTAGGCTCACTTGTTGTAACAGCTTTGGAAATTGTTCCAGTAGATGCAGTTTGTTTTGTGCCGTCCCACCATTCAACAGTATAAAAACCAGTATTACTACTTATACTAGTAAGTGTAAAATTTCCTGTTGTTCTTTCAGATATAAAGGTTATACCATTGGGTGTTGTTTTACTAGGTTTTGAAAGCTTTATTGCTCTGGTGTTGTGGACAAGAAAAGTGTCTTCTTCTCCCAAACCAAGTATACGAGAACGCATTAGATAAATCCGTAAAAGATTTGACCAGCGTTTGCTGCACCACCAGTAGAACAAAAATAATCAAACTGAATTGCAACGCATCCCATAGTATCTATAAGAGCAACTGCTGATTCTTTTCCATTAGCATTAGCTCCAACTATTTTAGCATTAGATGCCGAACCACCAGTAGCTGCTGCACTGAAATTTTTAAATGGTTTGAATCCTGAAACAGTATTGATAGTAATTGCAGTTGCTTCAGTATTTAAAGAAAAGCTTTCAAACCAGCCTAAAACATGTGGTACATAGTATCCTGATGTTTTATCTAGTGCTGACCAGCCAACAACCCTAAGTGCAAGACCAGTATTAGCTGCGGTAGACATAGGAACAATTTTAATGTAGTTGAATATATCTGCCATAACTATATTTGAACCAGTAGGTAAAGTTCCTGTTGGACCCAAAGCTGATACAGTTGTTGTATTTGTAGGGATATTGCTAGATAATAGTTTTAAACCGGTTTGTTGTGTTTTTAGTTGTGCATAAGTATTTGTATGAATCATAGTATTTCTTTCTTAATCTATTACAGCAACTGAAAGTGTATTACTACAAATAGAGTTTGTAATACTCTCATAAAGAGTAATAGTAAAAAGCCCTGAATTTCTTCCTGTAGATATAGCTACAGTTAGTTGGTCGTTAGTTGAAAAAGAAGATGTTGTAAATGTATTACTATTCCATGCAATATAAGAACCGTTATTTTTTTTCCAGAATACGGTAGTCCCATTAGGGATATTAGATAGTGATGTATACTTAAAAAACAAAGGCTGCTGTACATTGTCTAATGTAAATGTTTGAAGGTTTGTAGTAAGCTCGCCTGTAAAAATAAAGGCATTATCAGGAAAGAATTGTAAAAAACTTAAGGCTCTAAAAATACCGTCTACTGGTAATACTCTATTTCTATCTTCTCTTGAAATAGCAAAAACAAAATTCCAAGTTCTGCTTTTATGCATTTCATTTTTTCTTTTTGCGTTTTGGAAGTTTAGCTCCCTTTGGTGTTTCTTTAGACCAACGGGCTGCAATCTTTGGATGGACTGCGTACATAAACTTACGCTGTTGTTTTGATTTGAATGGCATTATTCCCACCTTACTTGCTTACCGCTCTTCTTGGCGCGAACGCCCTTGGCGGTACACATTGACTTGGTTGGGCGACACGCAGGATACTTTCTGCCTTTGTCGCTTGCGCTTTTACGACCGCATGGCTTGCCTGTCTTGCAGTCAATCCAACCTTTTCCGTTGTTTCGTGCAAACCAACCATGCAATCCTTTCTTTTTCTCAAGAGAGAAGTCAGCCTTCTTTTTTCTGGGCATTACTTTTTCCTCTTGGATTTTGAACCCCACTTTGCAGCACCAACTTTGCGGCACTGAACCAAAGCACCCGAGGCGTAAGCCGAAGGCCACTTCTTGTAGCGGGACTTTACTTTGCGATAGCATGCGTCTTTAGCCATTACTTCTTGCACTTCCTTCCCTTTGGGCAGCTTGCCTTTGAACCGCCGGGACCAGCCCATAGGTTCTTGCAAGCCCAATACTGAGCAGTAAGTTTGTTCTTGGCAGAGCCGCACTTGTGTCTTGCACGGAAAGACTTACGGGCCGCAGCACTATAGTTGTGACCATAGCCTGTAGCTCCGTAGTGAATGATCTTTTCCTGTCCATTGGCACAAGCCTTGACTACTTTTTTCTTGTTGGGATTAGGAGATTTTTGTGGTCGATTGCAAGGCATACTTGCTTTATTTAGTTTCTTAGCCATCACTGACCTCCTGTAAATGCAGACATATCTGCACCAGAATTCTGTAGGACATTCATAATACCCTGTCCACCATTCTGTGCTAGGTCTTGCTGACCAGCATTCATAGCTAGGTTTCCAAGAGCACCAGCTACGGCCTGACCACCAGCTTGCATTGCTTGCTGCTGCATCATCTGCTGCTGCTGTGCCATCTGCTCTCTCTGAATATCTTCGGCAGAGCGTACCCAATTACGGGCATCAAAGCCAAGAGAGGTAATCAAGGCACGGGCATACTCTTCCCACTTGAACGACATTGCTGCCTGTTCTGGGAGGTTGCGTACCATCTCGCCCATCTGCATGAGCTTCTGTAGATCAGTGTCGCGGCTAAGAGCCTGAAGACCAGTGATTACTTCAACAGACAGTGAACCTTCTTTATCAAAGAACTGTTCATACATTCTGTTGTCTAGCTCTTCGTTTTCAATCATAAGGAAAACGCTGCGCTTTACAATCGGTTCCATAAGATCTCTTGCAATTGCAGAGAACGCACCACCCAAGACTGTCTCAAGTTCTGAGCCAATCATTCTTACGGCAGTAGCAGTAACACGGTCGCCGCTTGGAATAGCGGAAGAGGACATTAGGAATGCCTGACCGATTTCTCTACGCATTGTCTCAACGGCTGTCTGTGCAGCACCAATCTGTGGATTCATGGTCTGTGAAGGCGACAGGACAAATACATCCTGCTGCCTAATTGGAATCCATGAACCATTGGGTGCATCGGCAACATCGTCTACTTCAGAAATGCCGGATGGATCTAAGCCCATCCAGAATGCTGAAGCAGCCGCCATGCCATCAAGCATTGCCTTTGTGTATCCGTCCAGACTTGATAGATCTCCTAGGATATCTTCGCAGTGCGATCTCCCGTAGTTTTCTCCGGGTATGCCATACCACCGTAGAACCGTCACAGGACAGATTTCGTATACACCCTCCGCTAGTAGCGTACCTTCGGAGTCTTCCTTTCTGTATTTCCATACATCATCCTCCTTTAGATACTGGCAGTAGGTTGTCTTATATCCTTTTTTAGCTGACTGTGGAAGCGAATAGTGTGGGCTAATTGCTTCTGGATCAACCAAGTCATATTCAATATGAATGATTTCATTTACAATACCTGTTACATCACGCTGTACTGCATATTGATCAAGTCGTGTGACACGGAATTTAAAATCATCCATCTCATGTACCAAGCAATCTCCAGCAACAATTAAGTTCTGAATAGCTTGATAGATTGTTTCTCTTAGATTTGTACTAATGAGTTTTCGATAGACCTGATAACTCATTGTCTCTAGATACTGAGAGATTTCTGCAGTTGGTTCAACACCACTGCGTAATCCAAACTTAAAGAATGGCGTATCATTCAAAGGCATCATTGCTGATAGCATTCGACTTGCCAAGGAAGTAACTCCTCTTGAACCAACTGATGAGTTGGGCTGAGGTAATTCCATTTCTTCAGTCCAACCTTCGGGCGGCAAGAGACTTGGAATTGTAAGAGCAGAGCAAAGCCTAGCTCTGTATAGTTTGGATGTTCTCATGGCATCCAGCATACGGAAGCGATCAGCAAGATTATTTGTCATTGATGCCTCCTTACTGGTTATTCATGCCATTGTATAGTGAAGAATAGAAGTCAAGAGCACGAACATTAGTACCCTGAATACCTTGCATTTGAGTTTCTTCAGCCTGAGCTTGCGCTTCTAGTATCGCTTCTTGTTCAGCTTGTGACGCTTCTTGTATAGCGCGTTCTTCTTGGGCCTTAGTTCGGGATCTCTCGGCTTCTTCTCTGGCGATTCTTCTGGTTTCTGCATCTTCAGCAGCCTTTCTTCGCTCTTCTTCCTGTTGTTTTTGAAATTCTCTTTCATCTTTTAGAAGCTTCTGCTGTTCAGCAAAAGTCATTCCACCACTAATTTTAGGGGAACCACCCATATTATCTGCCTCCTTGCTGTTGTTTGAGGACAGCTTTGAGTTTGTCAACAACCTCTATCTGTCCTGCCCTGAAAGCAGCTCTTCGTGTGAAGACCTGATCACATACAGTAGGATCATACTCTAGAGGTTTATAAAGTTCTTCCAGAATCTTTATTAATTCGGGGTCGATTCTCGGAAACTTTTCTGATTTCATTTGTTAGTTCATCTAGTTTTGCATAGATGTCTTTGAGCATTAGCTTAATTTCAGGAGAATCAATTGGAGCTGATAGTCCTAGTTTTGTTATTGCGGATTGAACATTAGTTACCATAGTTTATTTCTTAGCCTTAAGTAATTTATCTAATTGAGCGCGTAATTGTGTCTGCTGTTTTACAAGATCTGCTTTATACAAACTTACATACTTTGTTTGTAGAGCTTGGTCTTGTTTAAACTTTTCTTGAAAAGGTAATTTAAACCCTTCTAACTGAGTAGCAGCAGCTGCGGCATCTTTATACGCAGTTACTCTTTGTTGCTCAGTTCTTCGTGTTCTTGGATTATAAACAGATACAACAATTGTTTTTGCTGTTTTGTTTTTTAAAGCTTCTTTAGCTTTATTTGCATTGTACAAAGGAGAACTAGGTGTAATTAAACCTTCCTTAAGATAAGACAATTGCGCTGTTTGAAGTTGTTCATTTAAATACATATCAAAAGCAGAAGAAGTAGCTAACTGTTTTCTTTGTTCTTTAAACTTACTAAGTCTTTCTTGCTGCTGTTTATATGCTGTATTAGTTTCTTCAATTTTTGTTAGCGTTTGCTGTGTTAATTTCTCAGCTTCTGCGGCTGGATTGTAAACATAAAACGCTGAACGACCTTTAACATCTTTATTTAGAGAAAATTCAATATCTTTTACTCGTTCAAATTCTTGCTTATAAACATCTGAAAATGTTTTTTCTTCCGTTTGAGCTAGTTTTTGTTCACCAGTTGTTTGGAAAAACATTTGCTCACCTGTAGAATTAATGTTTATATTGGCAAGAGACTCGCCTATTACGCTTAGCTGTCTTTCAAGCTCTTGTTTTGTAGCCATACATTATCCTTTGAGATCTATAATCTCACACGCACCAGCAGTGCATGCCATTGTATGAGAAGATGTTGTTGTGTCTGTCTTTTCATAGAAAGATAGATTATTGAAATCGACAGGAACCATTGTATAAGCATCATACATTTCCTTAGTGATTGCCTCAAATGGAGCCTGAGCATATACATGATCAGACTTTGGCAGGAAGGAGATACCGGAGATCTTGTCAAAGTTCTCCCATACCCACTGTCCTACTGGCATAAACTCACTGTCGGAATAGTTGACGGTGATGCTTGGCTTGTGCTGGCAGTAATGCTCCTGATAGGCAAGCCACAGATTAAGGTGGTCGATTGCCTGTAGTTCATCTTGGGTAAGAGAACCAGATGGAGCAGCCTGAGCAAAGGTGAACACTGCAGTTGAATCAGGATTCATCACACAGTCTTCAACAGAAACCTGAGCATCACGCATTAGTTGATAGATAGGATCTTTCTTGTCGATACGAACTCTACGATAATAGTGCTCGGCATATCTTGGATGTAGACCGCTGGCTGAATTAGCCAAGCATGAGGTAGTTCCCTCTGGCTTGATGCAAGTGATTGACTTGCTTGGGTTGATACCCAGCTGCTTAGCCCAATCAAGGTTTGTCTTAATTGCAATCTCACGGAGGTTCTCAAGAACATGCTTGAGCTTTCCGTAACCAAGGATGCCAGACATTAGCTTATTGTCAAAGATGCCTGTCATTGACACGCCAAGCAGTCTCTCCTCTTCGCAGTTCTTTGCCCATGAGGAATCCTCACGGGAAAGATAGGGGAAGTGAGTGAACATGCTTTGGATTGTGCCGATGATTGTAGCCATCTCAATCTTCTTAGCTAATGTCTCAGGTGTATCTGAAGCGCGGACTACAACGGTCGATAGGTTGCAGAACTCATTTGGTCTGAGGATAATCTCAGAGCAAGGGTTGGTCCCATAATAATAATCATCACTACGACCAGCCTTGACTGCAATAGCCTTCATCGCATCACGGTTGCAGATACCGCGCTCTCCGCTGTGAGAGTTGTACAGGTCTGTCCACTCCTCTAGGAATTGTCCCATTGAAGGGCGACCATTGTAAACAGCGGAATTGTTGGCTAGGGCGCGGTGTCCTGATGATTCCCACCAAGCACCACTCTTGCATGTTGCCATCTCACGATCCGCGAGATCACTGAGAGAGATCATTGCTGAGCGGCGAACGCCACCAACGATGACTGACTGAGCAATCTTGCAGCAAATGTCGTGACACTCAAGCGGAGTGAGTCTTCGTCCCTGAGCCTTGTAGAATGTCTGAACGACAAAGCGGAATACTTCCTCAAGCGGGGCAGGACCACTTGCGCGTCCTCCGAAAGTCTTGAGTCTTTCTCCAGCCTTGCGAATCTTGCTAGTGTCCCACTTGAGGTGGACACCCATGTAAAGATTCTTGATTAGGTAATGGAGAGAGTCGCACCAACCTTCGCGGCTGTCATCGACTGTCATTACCTGATCAAACATCTTGTGAATTGTGGGAATGGTGGGAAGCTTGTCGGTGCATCTGCGCTCAACAGTATAACCAACACCAGTACCGCACATTAGAATGTACATTAGATTAGAGAATGATCGTGGTGAATCAATCTCAAGATAAGAGCAATTGTAAAGAGCGGTATGATCGCGGTCCAAAGCTGGTCCTGCGGTCATAAGTCCACGCATTGAGGGTAGAACCTCAAGGTTTAGAATTGCATCACGAACATCTGGTCGTGAGGCTAGGGCAGGAACCTTGGCGGTGAAGTAGTTCCACCAACGATCCACGGTTTCATCCCAAGTCTCACGGCGAGATTCAGAATCCATCCATCGGCTATACCGAGAGATGGCAATAAAGTTTTGAAATGTATCCATATCTGTCCTTCTTAAACGGCTAGTTTCTTATAAACCTGTACTTCCAAAACCACCAGTTCCTCTTGTAGTCTCTGGTAGTTTATCGACAGAGATGAATGGAAATTGAGTAACAGGGAGGAAAACAATTTGTGCAACACGATCACCCTTAGTTAGTACGACAGTCTCATATGAGTTGTTTACTAGGGCAACCATAATTTCACCACGGTAATCAGAGTCGATCACACCAACTGAGTTTCTCAGGGTAATACCCTTGGAAGCTAAGCCAGACCGTGGGAATACAAGACCAACATAGCCTTCTGGAATAGCCAAAGATACACCAGTAGCAACAAGGTAGCTAGCACCGGGCAACAGAGTAATATCTGTTACGATTTTTAAGTCAGCACCAGCTGATCCTTTAGTCTTATACTCTGGTTTACAATAATCAGTATGGAGAACCATAGGGATACTATCTGGTCTATAGGTATAAGTAGAAGTGTTGTAATTATTGTTATCAGCATAGACAGCTGAGTTAGTATC